CACATGATCAGACCATCTAAAACCACTCCTAGGTCCTCACTAGAACTGCATACACAGCATATGTTTTCACATATTACTTGAGCCATGCTAAGCATGCCAGCTACATGAGCATCTCCACCCTCATAACTGAACTTTAACATACCAAACAGTTCACCTAAGTCTGTAGCTACTACTTGCGGACAGGTAATCTTATGACACATATCATCATAGGTTACGTATGTATCTACATGATTTTGGATACAAGAAAACATATGGTCCAGTACGCGGACCCAGCCTTCAGGTATAGCCAGGTAGTTTTTATTTATTTTGCCGTTTTCCAGGGGAGGGAAAATCCTGGGGTATTTCTGTATAAGCTCTGTTACTTTCATTTATACTTACCAATCAATAAGTTGAGTCTTTTAGTAGACATCTCTCCTACAATACGGTCCATAACTGTATCATTCTGAACCACTAGGATTGTGGGCACGCTTGTAATTTGATATTTAGATACCAAATCTTTTTCTTGGTCAATGTCTACAACTTGGGTTTTAATAGGAATACTACCGTATGATACTACTCCACTGTATGTAGGATCAAAACTGCTGCAGGTTTTACACCAGTTGGCCCTGAAATAATACAGGATTACTCCAGGTGAGCTTGTGTTTTCCATATGTTCTTTTTTACTAAGAAGTCACGAATCTTTTTAGTTACTAGACGGTCATCTGTTGAAGCTTCAAGCTCTTCTATAAACCAGATATACTCTTTTTCTGGTGTGTCTTTTTTGTCCAGAGCATCAGCTATACGCTTGAGCTGATGGTGGATCTCGGGAATGTCATGCTCTATGAGCCTGCGTCCCATAAGGGTGTTATGTAGTTCAGTCATCATTATGTATTTCTTTGAATAATTCCCAGCTGTCTTCTGGTAAAAATTCTACCAGGTTTTTGTTTGGGCAGAAATTTAGCAGTTCTACTATGGTATCTTCAATACCATCAGCCAGATCCATTTTGATCTGTTCCAGTACTTCAGTAATTAACTTTTCACGCAGTTCTTTTTTTGTCATGGGTCAATAAATCTTTAGGGTAAAAACGTCCAAGTATGTTTCCGTTGTAGGTGTACCGGGTAAGTACATCTTCTTTAATCTGCCATTTCAGCTCAGCATAGCTTAGCTGTTTTTTAGTGATGCAGAGTTCTATGATCTCTCTTTTAAAGTTTCCTTGACCAAATGATTTAATATCATCAGCAAGTTCTTTAGAGGAACCATAGTAATCTAGCCAGTCAGAGTCTTTAACCACACGCTCGTAGATCTTACGTGTCTTGGTTGCTTTTTTGACAGACTTGGCAATCTTCTTTTTGCGGGAGAACTTAAATACTTTCTTACCTATATAGAACTTACCGTTGAATATGCAGGTGATCCGGTAAATGAATCCGTATAGCTCATCAGAGTTTGGAAAGTCTTCTAGATTTGTAATCTGTTTGGACTTGTAGATCCAGTAGTTCATAGGGTAAGAAACTGAGTTCTACAAATATAGACATCTACAAGTTTATGTGTAGTAGAGAGAATAACTTTTCTCTTACAGCTTTAGCCCCAAAGTCTTTGATAGAATCAGACGGGTCTTTACTCATGTTTAAGAGATAGATGGGAGCAATCATCGGATACTGTTCATGATAACGTTCCATGGCTTTAGTACCAGCCTCATCATTGTCAAACATGACCAGGATCCTTTCATAAGACTGTAAATAGTTAATCATCAGATCTTTACGGATCATGCTATTCTCGGAGTCCGGGGCTATGATATCCATATCTATCCTTAAGCTCTTGATACTCATCAAGTCTTTTAGGCTACTGGTAATCAGCAGGGTAGGACTACCTTTAAGCTGCTCAGATCCCTGGACATAATCAGATACTTTAATGAACTTCTTTTCTAGTGTTTTAGGCTGGTAGATTTTGTATAGCTGTCCGGACTTGGTAAAGTACCCGTATAGATAGTGACCATGGATATTAAGTTCTTTATCATCTTTTACCATGGTGTACCTACTCAAAGGTTTTACACAGTGTTCCTCCAGCATTCTGGAACCTATATTAAACTGCAGCCAGTAGTACTGGTCTTTTTCTGTCCAGGTACGGGTATCCCAGCTGACAACTTTATATTTACTGGCCTGCTTAAATTCTTTGATATCATACCCACCGTTATTATGTAGTATGTAATCATTGTATTTCTCAATGATTAAATCACAGGCTCCATAAAAGCTCACATTGGCTATTTCTTTAATTAGGTCTACGGCTGTTCCTCCCTTGCCGGAAGAAAAATCTTTGAACCGGTACTCTTGCTTCTGCGGGTTAAAGTAGACGCACATGCTTGGTGTGCGTTCTTTAGAGTTAAACAGGCTTTTGATTTTTACATCTTGTCCGTTTAGTTTTTCTTGCAACCTGCAGAAGTGTTCAAAGATCCATGGTACCGGAACTTGGCTGATATGGGATACCAGGTTCTTGGTTGCAAACATAAGTTCTCAGTTTTTATCCTTGTCAGTCAGTATATGAAACAAGATGTTTAGACCGACCAGTATAACAAAAAATACAAGAAATATTATTTCAGGTGCTTTCATAAAGTAGAAGTTAGTAGAGAAAAACACGGGGAAGGTTTCCCTTCCCCTGTGCTTTCCTAGTAAACAACAAACAAACTATTACATTTCAAAGTCATTGGCAGGCTCAAAGCTGGAGACCGGCTTAGTCTGCAAAGGCTTATAGTGATACACGTTAGACTTGTCAAACTTGTCCAGCTTGTTCTCGTCTGCAGAGCAGAACTTATACTTAGGCAGGGACAGTTTGATGATTGTCTTACCGTTGTACTCTTCTTCTGTACCTTTCAGGAAGAAGTAAGCATTAGTACCTTTTAGCAGGTTGATAACCTTCTCAGCCCACTCCTCAATGCTGTTGGCGGAAATACCATCCAGTTCTTTACGCTTACCCATCTGGTCAGCAATGACTGTCAGCTTACCAATAATTTCGTTCTTGGTAACACTGTTCTCGTTAAACTGATCTGTCCAGATTGTTGCGGATACACGTGAACTCTGACCACGGAATTTAGGACCTTCCGGATCATTACGGTCTACTGGCCAGCCTTCAAAGTTGGTCAGAGCAGGAGTTTCCAGAATCAGCTCTAGGACTTTTTTGTCCCCCTTACTTGACGTGCGTACACTACCGCTGTAGATATGAGCATATACTACACCTGGCTGCAGGCTTTTCATTACTCCACCTTCACTCTTTACTTCTTGTCCTTTTGTGTTAAACATGTTTGATAAAAATTAAATTGTTAGAAAAAATTAAGATTAGTTTTCGTAAGCCTGGATAGCTTTGCTGACCAGTTTTAGATCATTAGCTATTTCAAAGGAGCTAAACATACCCTTTGGTGATTTACAGGTATTCTCACCGTTGTTCTGGGTTTCAAATACATACCGTATTACACTGTCTTTAGGGTCTTTTTTCACTTTGCCAAACAGTACAATACTGAACAGACCTTCAAGAGAAAGCTTCTCATCTACCATCTTACCGATAGTTTTAGCTTTTGTCTTGCGTCTGCCTTCAGCATCTGTTGTTTCTTCTGAGTGGGTCAGAAAGAAAACAGTCAGATCATCTCTGAGGTCTTTAGGCATGCGTGCAATACGGGCCAGGTTAGCACCGATCTGGGTAAACTTCTCGTAGCCTTTCTCGTCTACACGCTCAAAGAACTCAAATGAGCTCATGTACTGGAAGTCATCTATAACGATGTTCTTGATCTCAGGACGCTTGGCATTAATATAGGCCATACAAGCTTCAATATTAGCAGCCGTAGAACCATTGTACAAGTTTCCTGAAGGGTTATCTTTAGACCAGGCTATGTACTTTTTACGCCAGCCTTTGAATGGCAGAGGCTTGTTAGCCACGTTGATAATAAACGTTTCTTTTGGGTCCAGATTTTCTATACTGGTTGACTTGCCGGATCCCGGATCAGCAATGATTAATACACCTTGTGCCATAAGTTATGTTGGATTTATTTAGTTTTTGTAATGAGTTCGTTCAGCCAAGCTCTCTTGCTTACCGGTCTGCCGGTATGGATGGCCACATAATCCCGGATGGTCATTTCCGCATAGGGAGCATCTTCAATAGGAGCAGGGGCCTTATAAGTAGAAATCGGCTTGGTACTGATCTTTTCTGTAAGGATGGCATCCGGACCTGATACGGCCAGGGATGTCATGTTAACGGTACGCAGTTCTTCCAGCGGTACCAGGTAGGATCCTTTGGAGTTCATCTCATACTCCTGGTCAAAGGACTCATTATAGGGAAGCCTGTAAATGGTCCTTTCTTTATCAATGGGCTCCAGTTCTCTGTCAATGAGTTCAAAGTAAAACCCTTTAGGTCTTTTAAACTCAGAGGCAAAAATACCTACCACGTTACGTCCGTGCCGGTCATAGAACGGCATCTTGACATTAAAGTCACTGGGGATAATCTCCAGGTCACGGATCAGCTCAGCGTGGTACTGTCTGAAACCTTCAACTTTTCTCTGCTTTTCTTCTTTTGTGAGTTCTGTAGTTCTGAAAGTTGTGTTCATAAAATAGTTATTAGTTATAGTTCTTTTCCGATTTCTGCTGATACAAACCTGGATGTAGTGCCTGCCCGTTCACTACGTCTGACAAACGCTCCTTCAGGACGGTGAGCCAGAGGTTCAGGTACTTCTACCAGACGCTGACGTTCTCCATCCATACGTAAGAACATGAGATTATCATCATCCTTACCGTTACGGACCTTTA